CGAAGACCAGGAAGAGTATTTTTTATACACCTCCCTTCTCTGGTGTTCGCTGCTCATTTTTGAAACAACTTCGCAGTAGTTGTCGGACATGGCTCAACCCATGACTGTTTTCAGGCTTCTTCTTAAAATGGTCTCGCCTTGACCATCAAATATGCTAAGGTGCATATTCACCGATTATAACGTGATCACCGAGTCCATATGCATACAATGCTCAGGGCGAAAATGTTCCTTTCGATACTAAAGTATCTTCCGAGAGCCGCGCCGGCCGGTTTAAACGGATGGGCTTCAACATATGGTTATCGTTGACTAAACGGGTTGTCTTGAGGTAAACCATCCCAATCTACAGTCAAACTGTTAACGCTGATTAAACGAGTGTTTAAGGTGAACTACACCAGGAATGTTAATAACGTGTATAATATATCGTGGGTCGACCATTGATATCAGGTTGATTTGAAACCAAACCTCCAAGGTACAATGGTTCAACAATGGTAAAGGGAGGAGCAATAGTTTGCATTCCCATTCGAGATTCGTCCGTAAGACCAAAACTCAATTCTATATTTACAGGTATGGTGACATTTAAGTGATTGTTAAACGCGAGAACAATACTACCGGCATCCTCAATAGAATAGATACTCTGTGTAGTAACAGACGAGTTATCATTAATCTTAAAGATATTTGGACCGCCTAAAAATTTGTACACATGAGTTTCTGGGACAACGAATTCATAAACCACACTATGCGGCTTGACTATTGAATTATTACAGTCAAGTGCTGGAGTATACAGTTCACCAGGGTAAACATCACCATAACATGGGAAAGTACCTGAATTTGGTGGTGATCGCGCATAGTACGGACCATCTGCTGGTGTCTCCTTGATATTCATATTTGGTGGTAGAAAATACAGTTTAACGTCGAAAGCATCTCCATATGTTTTATCAGGTGGACCAAAAACCTCGAGTCTTATTTTAAAACCGACGTTTTTTGCATAATACATGCAACTTATCGTACGAATGGGGTTCACTAAAGTTCCTGAACTCAAGCTCGACTCTCCTAATCCTATCAGAGGTCCTAAAGGAAAGGTAAATTTAGTAGCACTAGCCAATCCGATTTCAGCTGGGAGCTTGTAACCTTGCGTTGTAAACATACGACGTATTAGTTGTCTCATATCGCCAATACGCACTAGGCGAGAATTATGTGTATCAGTTCCGCCTTCATTGCCTTCATTTTGTTCCTTACATCTTTTAATTTGAGGATTAAAACCACTTTCTGGTTTAAACACTCTATCAGGTGGACCGTCATTCTCTTCTGTTAATAATGGTTCCATTTCAGTATCACAATACCAAGGCTTAGACATACGTAGAGCTGCTCGTGGGTCTCTATCTAAAAGAATTGAACTATCTGAGGAAACTGGACTAAAAGCTGGAAATCCTGTTAATTTAATTCTTTTCGTAGAATATCCATAGAGTTCTACGTTTGGACACTCTATAAATACATTAAAACTAACTTCTTCAGGAGAACCATCACTAGAAACCAATGGCATAGCTAAGTATATATAATATATACCATGCACTAATGCGTCAGCATTTACATCGTCAGAAATTTGTATTATATCGTTTCTTGCTAAATAGTGCATATCAATTGTATGTTGTATTCCACCTTGCGAATATTCTAAGAAGTGTGAGGGAGCATTAGCAATCGTCTTATATGTGGGTGTGTAAGACACCACATTATCGACTGGTTGCATATACCTTATTAACCTAAGAGCACAGTGTTGTTTGTTATTCATTGAAGACTGTATAGTTATTTTTATGTCCCCTCTCCAAGCTCTTGCCATCATATAAAGCAAGGAAATGTTGTTTGCAACTCGTGTCGATGAATCGAATCCTTGGAATGGCGAAATAGGCCTAGCCCACAGCAATTTTCCAACGGTATCTGAAGCCAAGACTTTAAAAGTACCTACATACTGTCTTTTTGATAAAATATTAGTAACGTCCATTTCATCTACGTCTGTGTTATACAACGGGGCTTTTACAATCCTTTCTCCAGCAGCATACGGGTCTAATTTCTCAAAAAATTGTGGGACATCAACCTGATGACGAAAATTCAAATCTGTGTGCATTATTCTACTGTTAATGACTGGTGTGTTTGGATTATGTAATCCAAACCATCTTCGAACTTTCTTTCTAACACCGTCATAAAAATCACCTACTACTGAGACCACAGAACTTGCTGTTTTCGTCAATACACCACCCATTGCAGTGGAAATTGAATTTATCGCAATGGGTGCTAAGGCACTACCAACTGAAGCCATAACGCCTGCTTCTGCTCTAAAACCAGATGGACTCTCCCACAATAAATAACGTGGGGCAGGTACATACATTTCTAAATCGTCGAATGATGCTTCTAAATTTATTGGTAGCGTTGTTGATGACCCAGAACTCGGAAGTAAAGCATTCATAACGATACATACCAGTGTAGCATATGAACCATTAGGATGCAATATATCAGAAGTTGTATGGACGGTAGCCAAAGAATCATCGACTTCAAGCGTTCCGAAATCCGTGTTACAATACCATGGTACTGGTATAGTTATATTCGTACTCTCATTAGCGAACAAAAATCCATGTGGGCCGCTCATAACAGTATTTATTAGATCATATGCAAAGCCAGTTGGTGGTGTTGGGGTTGGTGGTATTACACCAACAAGCAAGCATCCACTATGTCCAATAGTTCCAGCCAATGAAACGGTTATCTTTAAAGCTGGTCTTCCTATAGAGGCCATTTTAACGGTATTTTTCAGAGTTGGGTTTGAATTAAAAACATCTCGGGGTAAATGTTTTATAGGAAGATTTACAATGCTTGCCACAGGCTGTGTAGATTGCCATTCAAATGATCCTATGAAAAATGGTCTTCCTAACAAGGCTGTCGCATCTACTTTGTAATTATCCGGTAGCCAATTAGTTAATTGCTTATCATATATATTGCACACTTCTTCATTGGCGTCTAATTCTGTTGTAGCAACTTCTGGAGCAGGTACGGTATTGGGTATTGTTTGTACATCAGATGTGTCAAAACCAGATTCTGGACGAATCATAATTCTATTCGCTTGCTGTAACACTGAATGCACATCATATCCTGCTTCACCACTGAAATGTCTATAATCTTCACCACAAGTAAAATCAATAAGTTCACCACAATCATTACATTGAGATTCTGGTCGAAAAATTCGTTGGAAATTTAAAACATTAAAACTTATATATCTATATTTATCAAAAATCTTAACTTTTTACAATCACTTCAAGATTAAAAGTGTAAACGACTTAATACCAAAGAGAGATCATCGCGCTAACATAAAGTCGTATAGTAAGCTTAGAACGTAATATCTCTCAATCATTATAGGTTATGACCCTACTTAAAAGTAAATAATATACAAGTATTCACAAATTTAATAACTAAAATAAAACTAATACAATTTAGTAAAATCAAACTTTCTCATTCCATTGGCAACTATCTCATACCGGCCTTCCTCCATTATAGCTTGAACGTTACGATCTGTAAACAAGGCTATCATTGGACATGTTTTAGTAAATACCTCTGTGAAAGCTCTAAATAATGCTTCGGAATGTAAATAGGCTTCCATTTGCACAGCACGCATTTTCCCCTCAAGTGCCATATTACCATCACTATGCATATCATAATATTGTAACGTTCCAAACATCGTTTCAACATCTAAAACACCTACATATTTCTTAAGAACAGGATGAAAATGAAAATGCCTTTTCGTAAATGTTAATTTTTCAAAAGGTTGGTGGACATGTGATATAGGTGTTTTATCGCCATTCGTGCATGTCATTCCTAAAGAATTAGCTACTTCTGCTATTGTTCTAAGGTTAAAAACTGTGGCCAATTCACCAGAAGCGCCTATAAGTTTATCATCACCTACAACATAGTCTACTATTTGTTGAAAATCCCTTACAGTAGGTTCTTTCTTGTTTCTATATATAGTTATAGCAGAAAGAGCTTTATTTATAAAGCAATTCATCATTAACGTAAACCAGCACCCTGATGGTAATCCATGAGTAGTCGCCCACAATTCATCACCTACTAAAACTACTGACTCAGCAGCAGTATGCACTAAGAATTGCGGCATATAAGTATACGAACCTTTATAACGCTTTGCTAATGTTTCGCCAATTTTATCCATTAATCTTCTCATTATAGAACCATCCCATTTTGAAAAATCTATGTCACCTGTGACATCACACACTTTAACCGCCTTAGCGATATAATCAAAATCCAAATATGGATTTATTCCAATCCCGACACCACTAGTTAATCGATGTTTGGCAAGGTGTGCTAACAAATTTCCAAAAATTCTCTTACTCCAAACTATATGAGCAAGAGGCATTATGCGAAAAGTACGAGGTGCTGTCAATTTATCCTCAGTTCTAAGCTCGTCCTTAAAACTTTCTACTGTAAGAATCGCTCTTGGATCGAGCGGCTCTTCGCCTTTTGCCATGGAATCTAACTCTTTTAACTTTTCATGCATAGTTGGCAATATAACTTTGTTTTCATAATCAAAGTAATCCTTCTTGTCTGGTAAATAACCATAACCATTCGCCGTATCCTTAGCAATAGGTCGAATATCTTCATTGCCAAATACTGCCTCTTGTAAATCTAAGTCATCGAAATCACATAACAAACTATCTATACACTGAGCAGCATATTCCAACTCTTCATCTGATAAAAATCCTTGATGTTTAAAACTCTTTTTACTCAGAGTCTGCATAGTAGTCTGTGGAGTACCGAATGCATTAAATACGGGAGGATGCTTTTCTCTAATTGACGTTCGAGGTACAGGCGTCAATTCGTTTTTATCTTTTAACACTGCGTTCTTTAAATCTTTTAAGATCGGATTATTACTCTCATGAAATATAGTAGGTGTTAATGATGTTTTACCTGACACGTGTTTTGCCGTTATTGCATCTTTTTCATATCTGATTCTAAAACCTGATATATTGGGATGTATTTTAGAATCTGGATCTCCTATAAAGCACGTTTTCTCGTTTAAAGTTTCCTTCATCACTCTAATAGAATCAGATCCAGGTCGTGCTGCTATACCAACACTGCCGTCTCCAGCCACATGAAAACCTTGTAAGTTTCCTTGACAATCTAAAACAAGAGAACCACACAATGATGGAGCTGAAAATGGTGTTTCCCATTTATCTTCAGTAAGCGTTATTTGAGTACGATATGTAGAATATGTAACTTCATATTTAGCTTCCTTTAATGTAGCTCCCAAGGTTAATCGATGTAATCCATGTGGGTTAACGTAATAAAAACGTGGATTGGAAAACGTTGGAAATAAACGGTGAACATCATATGTGCGATATGCAAATACTAAATTCATCTTATATATAGCCATATCACATCTCGGGTTAGTATACACTAGGGATATATCTACATCTTCTCTTTCTTTATGTCCTGCATCGTAATGCGCTAATGTCTTGTAGATGTCTATTCGATTAAACTCAACGTGAAGTGGTAAAATAATATGTTTTCCTGTAACTAAACCACAACACGTATCATTAACCACGCCCTCCTTATTCTTAAAAACACATATGCGCGTATGATGCTCACGTACAGCTTCTATTTTTGCTGTACACGTCGGTTGTTCCAAGCTTTCTGATGAAAAATCACGCATTTTAGCGGCTGCTTTATGCAAAGCATCGGTAACTGGATCTTGTTCAACGACTTTTGTTCCTGAAAAATACTGATATAAACCGTATAAAATAACCAAAGCCACGCCGGGAACGATAATGTTTGCCGCCTTTTCTATACAAAAACATGACAAAAATTCATCTGCCCATTCCGTAATCATAGCCAAAATCTTTTCCGTCCAATAAGAAACAAACGCTCCAAAAATACTAGATATCATCGAATAACTCTCTTTCACTGTTCTAAACGTTGAAACTGCCGCAATCGTTGCTGCCCACATTTTGTGGGAAGTTGTCTCAAACAGTGAAGAGATCGATTCCGGTGAGAATTGAATATCGGGTAAATTAACAACATCAGCTTCCGTTAATACACACTTTTGTTCATCTGCTCTATTTGTCTTTACTATATGAGCTAATATATCCCATATAAACGATACAGAATCACGAACAGTTTCACTTACTATATCTAACGGCATATTATTAGCGTTATGATACAATAATCTTTGCACCCATGTTTTTGTAACTTTGTGATCAAATTTATAATATTCAATACTTTGTGCAAATGTTTCATTAGCCGAAGATGCCCTAGCTACTTTAAAAACATGCGCTCGTCTAAAAAGTGCTTCCGGCTCCGCTATACAATCAGCACTCGTGAACCCTCTTAAATCCATAAAATGATTAGTTGTACAAATTATAATCTTTGAATTAAAAAATTTCGTATTTTTAAGAGAGGCTGTCGCACACGGTAATGGAACTTTTACTGGCGATACAAAATTAACTATCGTTCTCCATTGTGATTTACCCTGAGCTCCTACATCATCCATAACAAAAACATCTTGATTGTTGTAATCATCATAAAAATCTTTCGCATCTTCAGAGGTAGGCACTGTATGTACATATACGGAATGTCCTTTCATTCTTAATGTATCTACTAAGTTATTCATCAACACTGATTTGCCTGAACCAGCTTCACCTTGTAGAACGAGACAAACAGGTTCAGTTCTTTTACTAGATTCAAACGCTGTAATTGAAACAACTAACTGTGACTTATAGTTATTCCATGTCGTTGTGAAATGTCTATCCGTAGTAGTTGATGCCATTTCCATAAAACTTTCATTAGCTTTACATTTTTCGTATGTATTCAAAACCTGAGTACGAAATCTAGGATCAAATAAAACGGCCGAATTTGCCATAAATCGAGAGTATTGTTCAATAACTTCTTTTATCAAATTATAATGAGATACAAACCCTGAAAACTTGGCTACAGCAATAAGTAAGTGTAATATCGACTGCTCCGCAAAGGTGCCTTCAAAAACTTTAGCTAAATATAATAAAAAACGTCTTATAATTGATAAAAATTTTAAAACTATATCCATAAAAATATTAGAATCAAAAATACGTTTACCTGTTAAAGATGAAAAATCTTTTATCATATTCATCAAGTCTTTAGGCAAACATAATGATGCTAACAAAGCAGGACCTTCTAAAGTTTGAGGTTTGAACAAACGTTTGCACCTATGCGTTACAGAGAGCATAGTGGTTAATAAATTAATTATTTTAATCATACTAAACCACCCATCTCGTAATTCTAGCAATGTTGATGCCACGTCTATGATGATCCAGACAGCATCTGCTGTTCGATCACCTATGAGGGTATATGTATCACTAAATGATGATAAATAATTAGTAACATTAGTAAAAAAGTAGGAAAAAACAGACTCTGGTTTAAAAGAATTTTCCAAAACTATTGCGATTCTCAAATTTTGAATACGTTCAAACTTAACACGATAATGTTTAGTGCTAGCAAGTTGTGTTGTTCGTCGAATAAAATCATTTTTTGTTACTCCCAATACAGTGGATTGAGTTGGGAATACAATATAATGACCTATTACAACATCAGCTAGAAATTTAACAGTTGTATGTGTCATGGAATACTTGTTCTTTAAAGCTACTAAAGCTGTTTTGAGGGAATGTGTGTTCCTATTGTGTATGTCAAGAATACTTTGAAAAACCTTAGTATTCTTGCTTGATTGTATTCTTTTACTATCTGTAGTTTCTTTGTTATACTCGTTTTGATTACACTTGTCCATATTACACATTGGTCCCTATCTATTCAATTCGTAAAAACAGCGACGTACAGGGTTTGTATACATGGTTCTCATGTATACTAAGAGGGTTATCTTTGTTATAAATTTTATAACATAACCGTCCGTTAGCCACGGCGTCTAATTGACTTCGAGTAGGGGGTGGGATGTGTTTTTCCCAAGAAAAACTAGCCCAGTTTTGCAACCGTCCTGACATAAAATCATGCTCGGGTTTAATGATATAAACATATCATTTAAAACAAAACCAAAAAGAATACTTTACCTAGTGGGGATATACCCGACTAAAAACGCGTCGCTTCAATTTATTGACTCATAACTAAATTTGCCAATAAATCGATTAAACACGCCGATAAAGCAGGGACAAAATAAGACGTAAGGTGTCAAACTTACGAATGCACAAATCCATATAAGACGATTTAAGACATGAGTTGTCAACCTCATGAATTCCGTGTATTATGTGGTTTTTCTAAAACCAATTATTATCCACATATATATTTCTTATATTCCTTGATCAGTTCGCTTAATATCCTCAGTAAATACTTATTTATTAAGTTTTAACCAAGAAACTCTAATAAATATAATTCGTTATTATTATTCTATAAATTTAAAATTTACAGAATAATAATAATATATTGGATAATGATGAATAAAAATTAAGATTAAAC